ACCCTGCCGTTTTCCTTTTAGCCGGTGATCAGGGCGAGAATCTCCTTGGTAAAGGTAATGACAATGCCGCCTGCCACGGTGAGCATGCCGTTGGCGCGCTGGGAGGGATCGTGGCTCTTGAGGGACAGGCCTACCTGCAAAATACCGAAGCCCAGCAGGATGAGTGTACGGGGACAACGTATTTGAGAAAGACGGGATAAGGCGGGACAGGACGGGAGACGGCGAGAAAACCCGCTGTTTATGCGGGAAACGGGGCATTTTCAACCGGGACGGGCCCGCGATGGGGCCGCAAATTATCAGACAACTTGAGCGAAGGGCGTCGAGGCGATCGGCGTCCTTTTTTCATGCCCTGGCGAGCCCTGGGAGGCCCAGGAACGGCGGCGGCGCGTCGGGCGCATATCAACCCGCCGAGGGGCGAAAAACCTTGATACAAGGCCGTTTTCGGGCGCAAGAAGGGCCGCTCGGCCCGTCCCGGAAGTCACAGCAGCAGACAAAGAGGACGGGCTTCGCGGCCCTTGAGGATAGTATAGCAGACGAGGCCCCGGAAGGCAAGCGGGCGAAGCGTGCAAACAGGGCGTTAAACCGTGCAGGAATTAACAGCAGGGGGCAAAAACAGGGGTTCGGCGGCGCAGATCGGCGGGGCGGGCACGTTACGAGCCGTTAAACGGGGCGTTACTCACAGGGCGGCGACGGAGCGGAACCAGGGGCAAAACGCCCGCTCGCAATTCTACATTTCCCCCAAACCCGTGTAGAATTGTAGAATTGCCCGGAATACGCGGGTTTTCCAGGGGTCGGGACGCTCTCCCGGCCTCCTTTGCAATTCTACAGACTTTTGATTTATTTTTTAATCATAGCGGGGCAAAAAAATCAGGCGGTTCCGTCGCGGGCTTCACGGCTCTCGGCGGGGCCGCTTTTACCGTCGTCGCTCCCGTCGAAGTATGTTGAATAAATAGATTCTTTTTTCTGTTCGACGACGCGCTTGTATTTGAAGTAGGCCAGGTCAAAAAGCTCCTCGCGGTGAGAGGGCGGAAGGAGCCTATACATGGCGACGAGGTCAACTTCGTCCTCGGAAAGCGGGAGGCCGTCACACATGAGGCCCCCTCGCTCTTTCTCTGCTTCGAGATCCGGCTTCTCTCCTTTTGGAGAGCTATCCGTTCGGAGTGTTCCGTAGACAATGTAGTCGAGAGAGGCCCCGAGATAATCGGCAACAAGAACCAGCTTGTCAAGCCGTGGACTTTGTGACGACCACCGCTTTATAGTTCCGTTTCCGAGGCCGCAGTCATGCTCTATTCGGTTAAAGGTGAGGCCCTTCCGTTTTGCAACGGCCTCAATTCTTTGAATTAGTTCGGACATAGCACATCCTCCTTGTGTCACTCTAAGCGGAGAGTAATTGACGAAAAATCTCTCCGTTTCTATAGAAAAGGTATTGACATCTCTCCGAACGGAGAGTATAGTATAGATAGATTAAAAAATTAAGCAAAACAAGCATACCACACCGACCACAAAAAGGAAAGCGTAAAGGAGGCCGAACATGAGAAACGGCAGAAAGCCGACCAGGAAACAGAAGATCAGGCTCGGGCAAGCGGGCCTCGCGCCCGAGAACTGGCTCGTCGTGCGGCAGAAGCCGGACGGGGAACTCATCATCCTCCACAAGCGCACGAACATGATCCGGGTCGTCCCTTCGCTGGGACAATGACCCACACAACAGGAAGGAGCAGCAGCATGAGCGAGAAAAGAGAACGCATTTGCCCGGTCTGCGGGCGCAGTTATACCGACCCTCCCGCGCTTTCACGGCGGGACAACAAGACGGACATCTGCCCGGAGTGCGGGATGCGGGAAGCCCTGGCAGCAATTCCTCGGCGCGAGACCCCCGCCGAACGGACGCGGCGGGCCGTCTACGCTACCGGGAACAAGTGGGCGATCGAGAACTTCGAGGCCACACACTCATAGCCGAAACGCCCCTCGGGGCGTCATCGAGGGGGAGAGCCCGCCCTCGGTCTGATGATGGCAGGGCACGGAACAACAGGAAGGAGCAGCAGTATGAGAAAGATGAAGAAGATCAACGGCTACCTCGTCGTCAAGTTCAACGACCGGGAGCTTCGGGAATGGGAGGGCACGGCCCTCGGCAAGTACGGCGTCATCGACGCGGAGCTCTACACGGGGACGCTCGAGGTCGACCGGGGCGCGATGGAGTACGACAACGCGGACAGCATTGAGGAGGCCGTGGAGCTGGCCCGTGGGCTTGAGTCGGAGCTCGACACCGAGGAGCCCGAGGTCAAGGTCACGCTCATCAAGGAGACGGACGAGGCCACCGAGGAGGAGGAAGTGGACGCGCAGAAGATGATCGCCGGATGGGAGAACACCCTCCGGGGACAGGTCGCGAGCCCCCACTACAAGGACGTGGACGAGCGCACGGCGGCACATGAGCTTTACGGCTACAAGGCCGCGCTCCGCGACCTGGGCCTTCTGGATCGGGAAGACTGCTACGTCCTCCCGGACACCTTCGGGGAGGCCCCGGGGCCGCTCCCCAAGAAGCCGGAGGAGCTCCTCTCCTATGTGTGCGACGAGCTTTGCCGCCACCACCTCCCGGAGATGACGCAAGAGCAGCTCGACGCGGTTTGTGCGCGGTGCTCCCTTGAGCGGCTGGCGGACAAAGCGGACGAGGCGGAGCTCCGCATCCGCACAAAGGCGCACCGGGAGCTCAACGGCCTCATCGCGGATCTCCGGGACGCCCGGCCCGGCGCGGAGGCCGGACGGCTTGAGCACGAGGCCCGGGCCTATCTCCGGGCGCTGGCGGCGACGGGGACGGTCACAGAGGGCGAGAGCGCAGCCCTCACCGCCGCGATCGAGGAGGCCCGCACCGCCCAGGCCCACACGCCGGAGCGGACGACCTTCGAGCACCTCCACCCGGAGCTCAAGCGCCACCGGGAGACGGCGCAGATCTACACCCTGGGGCTGGCGCTGGCGGCGGATTGCCCGGACAACGATTGCCGGGTCTACCTCAACATCTTCAACGGGGCCCGGGAGCTGGATGCCGCCCTGGACAACCTGGACGCGGAAGGCGCTCCGGCGCTCGCCTTGCGGAAGGCGCTCCGAGAACGGGTCGGAGAGCTGGCGGAGATGTTCGACGGGAACTTCGCCGTCAAGCAGTATCGGAAGGAGGCGAGATCATGAACGGGTTAGACCTCTTTAGATCCCCGAAGACGGCGGCGGACGAGATCACCGACATCGTCTCGGCACAATGTCCGCCCGTTGTCCCTGAGAACTGCGACGCCTTCTCATGCCGGGAGTGCTGGCTTGCGTGGCTGACTACAGGCGAACCGCCAAAAGAAAAGGGGCCGTCCGACAAGCAGACAGCCCCGGGCAGAGACTCCGCTCCATACTACCCGCCCACAGAAGCAATCAGAAAAGCAGCAGAAAGACTTAAGGACGGAAACATGGAGTACACGGCTATAGCTCTTATTCGGGCTCATGATGGCGAAGAACTTCCGCAGCCTTAAACGCATACGCCCGAGCGATGATCGAAGCTGCATAGTATGTTTCACGGCATACCGCTATAATTGCTTCCTTTTGGGCGTCGCTAAGGTTGGCTCCGGCGTGTTCATCGGAGTCGAGGATGGTTTTGCGAAGGCGCTCCCCAAGAATAGACCAGTCGGCGTCACGACAGGCATCTACCTCGTCATGAACTCGCTCCACAGCGTTGAGAACATCGTCACACATTTAGATCACCTCCTTCCCGGGCCGGAAGCCCTACTTCGATTATACCAGCGCCGGGGAGGGGCACACAAGGAGGAAACAGCAGCATGAAAGCAGAACTCAAACGAGCCGCCGACCTCGTCGCCTTCCAGCGGCGGGAGGCCCTGGCACGGAAGCGGCTCTCGGGCGATCCCCGGAACCCCTTCCGGCCCCGCTACGGGGCGGAGCTGACCTTCACGGCGGCGGCGCAGGAGGCGGAGACCCTGGGCTATATTCTCAAATTACTTGAGAAGGAAGCGGCCCGGGAGTGTGCGCGGCGGGTCATCCCCACGCTGGACGCGATCCTTGACTTTGTCATCGGGTTCGGGCTTCTGGCCCTGGCGATGCTGGGCGTCGCCGCCGCGTGTGTGGCAGCGGGAGCGCCGGACGGCATCACCCGGACGGCGGCGCTTTTGGGCGTGGGTTTCATCACAGCCCTCTCGCTGCACCGCCTGGGGCGGAAGTAATTCTAAGAACGACTACACAGGAAGGAGGACAGCGATGAAAAGCAACGGCAAACTTTGCCCCCTGGGGAAGCTCGTCGTCAAGGCGCTCGCCGACCAGGAGAAGACAAAGTCGCAGCTCGCCGCCGAGATCGGGACGTCGCCGCAGTATCTAAGCTACATTCTCTACGGCGTCCGCTCGGGCGAGAAGTACCTCCCGGCGCTCATCGCGGCCCTCAAGCTCGACCCCCGGAAGGTCGAGAAGGCAACGGCAGCATGACAGCAGGAAGGGAGGGACAGGAGTGCCGGACGTATTCATCACCATGAAGGAGGCGGCGGAGTTCGAGGGCGTGAAGTATGGGACATTCGCCCAACGCATCGCCCGCAACCCCAAGCAGTACAAGACCAAGACGCAGCCCCAGGAGGGCGGAGGCAAGGAGCAAGTTTTGATTGCGGTCTCCTCGCTCTCCCCAAAAGGCCGGAAGGCGTGGCGGGCGGCGCAGAAAGTGGACGGGAGGGATGTCGTCATAGAGAAGCGAGCAGAGTCCGCGCCCTGGTATGTGGGCGTCGACCTCAACCACTACACCGAGCAGCATAAGAAGGAGTTCTACGAAGCCGTCGAGCTGGCGGCACGGGTTCAAGACTTCATAGAGTACGACGGCCCGGAAAACCGCACGGCCTACGCGGAACGCTACGCGCTGGGGCTGGGCGTGAGCCCGCAAACCCTCTACCGCTACATGAGCAACGTCCTCAAGGCGAACGCCTGGGCGCTCAAGCTGGAGAAGGAGGACGGGCAGAACCGGGACTACTTCCGGGCGCTGGCCTTGTGCCGGAAGCCGAAGGAGAAGGCAACCTTCCCAAGCCTCACGGACGAGCAAAAGGCGCTCATTGAAAACATCTGGTTCGACCACCGCTTCGCCGCCAACCTGGGGACGATTGAGATGCTCTATGAGAAGTTTGAGGAAGTCGCCGAGGGCCGGGGCTGGGAGAGCTACCCCAGCATCAAGACGGTCGCCCGGTACATCAAGCACCTCATGGACAGCCGGGGCGCAGAGTCGGCCCGCTACCTCGCGGCCAACGGCTCCCGGGAGTGGAAGAACAAGAAGATGCTCAAGGGCAAGCGGGACGCGACGAGCCTCAAGGTCATGGAGTACGTGGTCGGCGACGAGCACACCTTCGACTTTTGGGTTCAGTGGGTTGCCCCGAACGGGAAAGTCAAGGCCGTCCGCCCGAAGCTCGTCGCATGGATGGACATGCGGAGCCGGGCGATCGTGGGCGACGTGGCTTGTGTAGATGCCAACAACCAGACCCTCAAGGAGAGCCTTGTGAAGATGCTCTACTCCCACCCGGGCGGCGTCCCCCACATCCTGCACGTGGACAACGGCAAGGACTACACGGCGAAGACCATGACGGGCCAGAGCCGGAAGAAGCGGAACATCGAGTTCGAGTTCGACGCGGAGACGGTGGGTTTCTACCAGAGCATCGGCATCGAGGAGGTGGGGCGGTCGCTCCCCTATCA